CATGCCGTTCGCCGGATACAAGGATCATGCCGCCTGCGTCAAGGCTAACTCGGACAAGGATGATCCCGACGCCTACTGTGCTGCGCTCGAACGCAAAGCCAAAGAGAGCAGTGCTCTCGAAAGTGTCCTGGCCGACGAACTCAACGAATACACGATCGTGCTCTACGGCGGCGACGAACCTGAATTGATCACGATCAAAGCAGCCAAATACGACACACAAGGCAAGGAAGACTGGATCGTCTTCTACGACCAGGCCAACGAGCCGGTGGCCGAGTTCCCACGGTGGAACATCCAAGGTCTCTACATCAACCTATGAGAGACACCGCCCGGATTCGAACCGGGATGACCTGGGTTGCAATCAGGTAGCTCGCCTTTCGCCCACGGTGTCCAGGCGACCCCAGGAGGATTCGAACCTCCAACATCCAGGTTCGGAACCTGACGCTCTGTCCATTGAGCTATGAGGTCTTTTTGCCAGCTTTGGGGCAGCGCCGCTGGCGGTCATATTGGGCTACACGTGTTCTCGGTCGTCGCCGCCACATCGTTGGACCATTGGAGAGGTGGCTGTTCTGGCGTAGGTCCTGGCATGGCCCTGCCCAAGTTCTTGACAAGGTTACCGATCCATACCTCAAGCCCGCGTTGCCGCTTGACTCGTGTTCAGGCGAATCCGACCACTGTCCTGGTCTGTGGTCGTCTGGGTACACCCGGAGGGACTCGAACCCCCACCCCTTGGTTTAGAAGACCTTGGTGCAATCCGATTGTCGGGTGTGTGGGCCTGATCGGACTTGAACCGACAACCGACGCCTTATGAGGGCGCTGCTCTGACCAATTGAGCTACAGGCCGGTACCCCTCCCTGGACTCGAACCAGGAACCATCTTCTTAGGAGGAAGACGCTCATCCGTTGAGCTAGAGGGGCTAGAATGTTGTTCGTACGAAAGGATACTGATGGCTGATCCACTAGTAGACCAAGTTCAAACCAAGCAGAACAACAGCATCGCGGTCGGGAAGACCAACCGGGATTCGACAGTTGCAGGGAACCATGCCAAGCGTGACGCGCAACATGTTGCCCTCGCTGTTCCCGGTCAGAAGCTCATTCAACCTGACTGGGTGAAGACTTGATGATGTGCTGGCCCATGCCAGGTTAGGCGATCCCTATTGGGCCAGCACATCAGTGGAAGATCCGATCACGCGGGACTGCTTGATCCCCTTATCGCCATAGCTCAGCAGTCACCTCTCCGATTGGGACTCCTAGGACGTACCGTCACCTCTCAGATGTGATCTATCCCTGGGGATACAGGTAGATCTTCCGAGCCAGAGGTGGGATTCGAACCCACCACCTTCCGCTTACAAGGCGGATGCTCATGCCTGGTGAGCTTCTCTGGCTAGAGCAGGCAGATGGCCAATAAGATGACGGCGACTGCCAGCCATTCGCTAGACCAACCCAGGACTGGGAGGGCCACCGCGAGGGCGAGGAAACCGGCTATTACGGCTAGGGCAGTTCGCCATGAGACATTGAGCTTCATGCGGACAGCCTACCCGTTGCGACAGTTATCCAAACGAGCCTTGACCGAGATTCGAACTCGGGACCTCATCCTTACCATGGATGCGCTCTACCACTAGAGCTATCAAGGCATCGGGGAGCATGCGCACGCTCCCCAGTGACCGATTACGGAGTCAACCGTCAGGGATGTTGACCGACCCTGACCCGCTCGGTTCGCGGGCGGTACTGCCGCTAAGCAGTAGAGCCACCACAGTGAGTCGAACACTGCCATCGTTCTTACGAGGAACGATTGATTCCCGGATCTGATGGCATGAGGACTTTCGGTCACGGTGTCCTCTGACCGTTCCAAACACGTGTACATGGGACCTTTGCCAGAGCGGTTACCCAGCCTCGCCTCCGACCGTTCACCCTTTCATGAGTCCTACGCGCTTGGACGCCTTCGACTTCAGGCACTGGGGGGTGGCGGAAGGAGTGGGATTCGAACCCACGGGGCTTTGACACCCGACGCCTTAGCAGGACGCTGCACTCACCAGACATGCGGCCCTTCCGTACGAGAGGTGGGATTCGAACCCACAAGCCCTCGGGTTTAAGCCGAGGAGGTTTGCCTGTTCCCGTCACTCTCGCGTGATCTTGTTTTTGCCGCTCTTGTTGCCGGGAACGCCTGGGCCTCGCGGCTTGCCCACACGCTGACGGTACCGCTCGCACTTCGCCATATTGCGACCGAACTTACGGTTCTTCTTACCGCCCTTCTGGTTGGCCTTCTTGGCCATGACCGGAACCTCCTATGGGTTACCTAGTCATGACCAGCCTCTCGTTCGAACATTGGTTCTTCCTTTCACGGAGGTCCCACCGGGAGGGACGCCATGAGGACTCACTCCCAAGCCGGTGGTCTTCCCCCGTCGTAGGCGTCCCCGGATTCGAACCGGGATGCCACTGATTTTGAGTCAATGAGGTTTGCCTGTTTCCGTCAGACGCCCTGGAGGGCCGCGCATCTGCCATCGAGCTTGAAACGCATATGGAGTACGTACAGCTTCACGGCTGAACACTCGATGCGGTGTACGACCCTTCGTACCGCCCGTGGGAGTCGAACCCACACACCCGAAGGCACCAGGTCCTAAGCCTGGCGTGTCTTCCGTTCCACCAGAGCGGCTTGAAAGGGATGTCGGATGGTGGCCCGAAATTGCCAGACTTCATTGCCGAACAAAACCGACACCCCTTCGAGGAAGGTGGAGGAGTCGAACCCCTACCCGTTATAGATACCCCAGGGTTCAAACCTGGTTGCAGACCATCCTGCGGCACCTTCCATGTGAGTACCCCCGGCAGGATTCGAACCTGCTTCCTTCGCGTTAAGAGCGCGCTGCTCGACCAGTTGAGCTTCGGAGGCAAAAGGGAGAGAATGGCTTTATGCCATGGCCAACGCCAGGTATACGTGTAGCTGGCCTCTCTCCCAGTGGACGATCAAGGCTTCGAACCTAGGACCTCCGGTTTGTAAGACCGACGCTCTTGCCATCTGAGCTAATCGTCCGTGTGCGGGTGGTGGAACCGACCCGCGGCGGCAGCCAGACTGGATTTAGCGAGGCATTTCCTTTCCTCGTGGTGCTTGGGACCCCTCCCTGGCTCCACGACGGAGGAAGAAATCACAAGGAGTGGTCCGGCCCTTAGAAAGTACGGGCACCCCATGCGGGTGTGCGGTTCAAGTCCGCCTTCCTCCGCAACATGAGACATGCAACACTGGTAGCCACCCCTGGAGTTGAACCAGGCTACAGATCCTTATCAGAGATCTGGCGTCACCGGCTGCTCTCGATGGCCGAGATGATCAGTAAAGACAGATGATGTCGTAGTCGGCTGGATCAGGGTTGATAGGAGCCGCTGACACATTGGCGATACGTACGATGACCGTACCCCCGGCTCGACCTTTCGTCGTCTCGGTGACAACCGAGCCGGTGGTCTCTCCAGTCATGTTGGTGTCGTCTGCGACCAGATCAGCCACATCCTCGGCTCCAGGGTTGAGGAATTCGATATCCCAATCCTGCGCTCCGTTGAGCGTGACCACCACATCTTCGATTGTGGAGAGGGCTTCGAGAGCGTTCTCCAATTGTGCTGCTGTCGCATCGAACGGGATCTCGGCTGTTACCGCTCCCCCAAAAGTCAGATTGAAGGTGCCGCCTGTTCCATCGTTTGTGAGGTTCTGGACTTCATTGCGGGCAGCTACCGCGTAGGCGGTCGGTACGAGGTCTGCTACGAATCCGTCAGGTGGATTGACATCAGCACCCAGAATCGACTTCAAGCCGGTTTCGACGACAAGCTCAGCAGTTGCCCCTGCCCCGATCGCACCGAAATCCAAGGCAGCAGTGTGCACGAACACTCGCTTGGCGGTCTCAACCATCATTCCTCCTAAACATTCGCACGAACAAGGCTAGCAGCCGTGAGAGGACTCGAACCCCTACAAACCCAGATCCGTAATCTGGTGCTCTATCCGTTGAGCTACACGGCCAAGATGTCAGGTGTAGTACAGGATGCCTTCCGTGAGAACACCAGAGACGACCTCGACATAGGTCCCGCCTGGGGCGTCGATGATGTCGGGGAAGAGTTCATGTGAATCGTTTTCGATCGTGCCAAGGATCTGACCTGTGACTAGTTCTGCACGAAGTCGGATCACGAACGTTCCCCGCAGTGACCAGCCACGCAGGTTTTGTACACCAGCATGGTTTTCGTCGACGGTGATGGTTTGTGCGTTCACTGACATGGTGTTACCTCTTGGAGTCGAACCAAGGACCTCCGGCTTTTCAGACCGGCGCTCTTCCTATTGAGCTAAGGCAACAAGGGTACACCCGAAAGGACTCGAACCTTCACCTCTTGCGAGACCAGCCCCTCAGACTGGCGCGTCTGCCGTTCCGCCACAGGTGCTTGAGCCTTGGCCCAGCTTTCACTGGTACGCCGTCAGATATCCGGTTCTGACTACACCCACCCAACTCGACGGGTACCCATCGGATGGGAGCCAAAGCGTGGATCTGGTCGGATTCGAACCGACAGCCCTCTCCTTGCAAGGGAGACGCTCTTCCGTTGGAGCTACAGACCCGTGTGCCGGTGTTTTGGGGACGCCCACCGGCAAGGCGCTTTCCCAACGAGGGGGACTCAGTTGGAAATGGGGTGGGGCGGGGAATCGAACCCCTTGCTTCGGATCACACCCGTCGCCGCGGACGCACCGCTACCCCAACGCTGCACGGGGAGGAGTCGAACCTCCGATCTCCTGATTAACAGTCAGTTGCCTTGCCTCTCGGCCACCGTGCACAGGCTCGGGACGAGGGATTCGAACCCCCACGACAAGGACCAAAACCTTGCGTGCTGCCGTTACACCAATCCCGAATGAGGGGGAACATGGCTGGGATTCGTACTGTGGAGTACGGGGCGACCTATTCCCCCTTCGCACCGCCATCGGGACTCGAACCCGATTCTGGGGCTTGAAAGGCCCCGGTCATACCCATAGACCATGGCGGCTTTGATGGAGCCTACTGAGCTTTTTCGTCCGGCTCCGAGACGCAGCACTTGGCTCAGCCTCACGTCCTCAACGATGATCCGAATTCATGAAGAATGTGGTTTCGGGAAACACCCAGCGTAAGCGGATACCACAGCGCGGCACAGACGGGACTCGAACCCGCAACCTCCTGCTCGACAGGCAGGCACTCTTGCCGTTGAGTTACTGCGCCAGGAACGACAGTGGCTCTGGTGTTATCCAGCGACCCGTTAAGGAGGGGAACGTTCCACTGTCGTTCAGTCGGGATAGAAGGATTCGAACCTCCGTTCTCCTGGTCCCAAACCAGGCGCGCTGCCAGCTACGCCATATCCCGTTTTGCCACTTTGACCCAAGTGGCCAGGGGGAGGGCAAGCTGTCTCCGCAAGCGGACACGCGCGCCGGTCTCCACCAGGGCGAGTTTTACGACATCCCGAGTCGGGTGAGTGTGACCCTCACTGCCAGGGCTTACCACCCCGTACCGCCTGGGGGAATCGAACCCCCGTCACCGGGCTGAGAACCCGACATCATCAACCATTAGACCAAGGCGGCGAGCGCTTGAGAGGAAGGGCTTGAACCTCCAACCTCCTGATCCAGAGTCAGGCGTTCTACCATTGAACTACTCTCAAAGGTGAGCAGCGAGCGCCAGATGATCGTCCACGATCCGCCTCGACTGAGTGGTCGAGGTCAGGAATCGAACCTGATTCTTCGTCGTCAATTTCGCTATACCTGTTGGACTCTTGCCTCGCGCTGTGAGCCGCCGTCCTATGACGGTTGAGATGGCTAATTCCACTTGAGATCTGTTCCTTCGAGATGCTGCTCGTCGAGGGTCACGCGGGATTCGAACCCGCCCCTTCTGCTTGGAAGGCAGAGGTGCTTGACCACTGACACCAGTGACCCGTGTCCCGATAACGTTCGGGACCGACGTTCTCTCATTATCCACATGCCAAAATGCCTAAGCAGGTCAGGCAGGAGTCGAACCCAACCCTCACGGCTTTGGAGACCGTTACGCCCCACGGCGACTGACCTATCCGGCAGAGTCTAACCCACTATCGTGCTATCACGCAAGGAGTTTTTGTGATCGACACGATTCGCTGGGAAGTCACCTACCAGAACGGGACACAACTACTGGAATCCCGAGGAGCCAGGTACGAGTTGATCGATCGTACGAATGTGCGCAGTTTCCTCCTTCGAGATCATGAAGGTCCCATAGTCGAACTGGTGGCTGATGGTGGGCGGAACGGCCACAACCTTTTCTATCGGCGGCGCACGGTCATTCTCGATGGAGAAACCAAAATGCTGTTCGTGGTCGGGTGGATACCCCAAGGACCCTTTTTGGCTGTGGACCCCGGAGATCATCAGGTGTATCAGTCGGCAACCCTGGTCCATGGTGACCCCGTTTTCTACCCACCCCTCCCCTTCTCGTTCGAACGTTTCACCGTGTTGACCCCGTCACGGATCATCAACCCTGCCCACGAACGGATCGACTGAGTCTGAAAGACCATCCTGGTCGATGTTTGTGGGTAAGCTATCGTATGAACGTTTCCCGATCGAGGTGACAGGATTATGACAACTGAATTTCGTGGTGGGTGGCCAGTCCTCATGGAGCACAACTCCGAAACAGGGTTGCCTGTATTCCTGTTGAGCGATGCCTCAGAGGTGGAAGGGGAAGCAGAAGCGTTGGAAGCGCAGGATGCTCTCCCCTGGCCACGGCCCTTCCGTAGTCCTTCGGGAGGCTGGATCACCTCTGACGGGTATCGATTCGTCACCAAGAACAGTGAGATGGGTGATCGACTCAAAGAGAAGGCGATGGCCCATCAAGATCGTCATGACGCTAGGGAGAGTGCCTGATGGCTGCGACCATTCCGAACATCGCTAAAGGCCGGATCAATGAGCTTGCCAACCGTGTCAACAACAACGATCCGGCAACGTCAGGGTTCGTTGTGGTCCTTTTGCAGGACACCGGATTGGAGACGTTGGCGGTGCTCCGGGATTACGACGACTTGGCAGCCCTTCTAGCCGCGGCCAACACTGAAGTCTCAGTGGCCTCATATGCCAGGTTGGTGTTGACGGATGCTGATGTGGCCGCCCCGGTTGTCGACGATGGTGCTGACCAACAGACGTTCGACACCGTAGACTTCGATTTCGGGACTTTGGAGTCAGGGCAGAATGTGGCAGCGTCGGTGATCTCTTACGCTCCCGACACCACAGGAGCCGACTCGACGTTCATTCCTGTGCATGTTTCCATTCCCGCTGCCGTGGTCCCGACCAATGGTGAACTTTTCCACTGGCGCACACCTAACGGTTGGTGGGCTGCCACCGAGTGATGAGGGCGGGCTGCTAGATGTGGGACTCTGCCTCGGCGTCAGCACCGACCACTGCTGCTATGTAGCCGGGGTTACCTGCCGGTTCCTCCGCGACGATGGCCCCACACGCTCACGCCGCTGGGTTTGCACCCTTAGGGAGAAGCTCGGATCGTGGAAGGCGGTCCACGCCGATCCCGGATATCTCGAACATGTGCGGCCCGCCTGGAGCCGGACACCGGGTGTAACCGACTGCGGCGATTTTCCGCTCAAAGGTGAGGCTTGTGCTGAGTGTGGCGTGGTCGGCTGATGGCGACACTCGACACCCTCCAGTTGCTCACCTTCACCAACATCTCCCTGACCGCGATCACCGGCACCGAACCGGTCCTCCAGGAGATCGCCTCGGCTGACGACAACACCAACGTCCACGATACATCCAACACGACTCACACCGGGACCGCTCAGTTCACCCTGGAGAATGTCAACTCGGACCTGGGGAACATGGACACCCTGTTCATCCGACTTCGCTATGCCTGGCAGTCGGGAACCCAACTGAACGCGTGGTCTTCTCTCACCGCCAGGGTGTTCAAATCGGATGGGACGACACCGTTGACAGACCTGGTAACGGTGGCTTCCGGTATCACTACTACTACTCCCACCAACTCATCTGTCGTCCAGTTCGCTGGGGTTGACACAGCGGCGATTAAAGCCGACTGGGATGCAGCGGTTGTCCAAGTCGGGTTTGTCATCGCGAAAAACATGGCTGGTGACGCGCTGGAGGAACGAGTGTTCGCTGCTGAAATCACTGGCACCTACACCCCGAGTGTGTCCGAGCCAGAATTCCTGGTTGATCAGGCCAGCGAAGGGGACAGCGCGAGCGATATCATGTTCAATGCAGAGAAGATTTTGACGGTCGAACAAGGGCAGGAAAGCAACATTGCTGTTGAGGCCACTCCTGCTATCGAACCGGTTTTCATACTCAGCAGGAGGGCGTCTTGAAAATCCTCTACCAGTGGGCGACGGTTCCGCCGTCCGACTGGCTTGAAATCGACTCGGCGGATTGGGGTTCTCTACCCAAGCGTGGTTTGCCTGTGCTAGAAGTCGGTACCAACTCGGTGTCTGGCTGGGTCAACGCTATCAACGTTCAAGGGGTGATGTTCGAGGCCGATCATTATGCGGTGGAAGACATCCCCGATGGCTGCAAGGTGACTGTCTGGAATGACGATCTGACCGATCGGGCAGAGAACGAGTTCTACGCTGCCGAATGGACGTTCCTCACCCTGGCTCCCGACGAGACGGTTGGTGGGCTGTACAACACCAGGCAAAGCCAGGTGGTCTACATCGGGTCGGGCTTGTCGATCGAATCTTCACCTGAAAGGACTGTGAAACCTTGGGCCGAGTTCATCCTGCCCAATCCGTCGCTGGTCCGTCATGGTATCTGGATGTCCGATACCGACTTCGCTCTCACCGTCGAGTCGAGGACCCTGAAGGGGTGGAGGGAGTGGACCGAAGGGGTGTCCGAGGGGAACGTTGTTGACGGTCGGGTGGTCGGCTGATGGCGCAGACCTACTACCACCGCAGTACCATTTTCAATTTAGGCCATACAAGCGCTACACATCGGGTGGAGCACTCTCTCACCCAAGGATCGTCGGCAACCACTCTGGTTTCAGCCACCCACTCTGACGGGGCTGATAGCCAGTTTGTGTGCTTTACCAACAACAACGTCATCGGGAGTGCAGACTGGGCGTCGGGCGACTACCAGTGCGTGATCGACTGCACAGCAGCCGGAGCCGACATGACCTACGGCCTGCTCACCCTCGGAGCATCGCCGGGACACTTCGGTAGAAAGAGCATTGGCGGTATCGACCAAGAGACACGGGAACAGGCCGAAGGTGTCTTCTCAGGCACCGGGCTAAAAACAGCCACCAGCGGCACCTGGGACCCTTCGGCTGGCTCATCAAATGATAAGTTCGAGTGCGTAATCGCCGCTCGACGTACTCCCACCGGAGGGCACGGCAACCAGACCGTCACCATCGAAGTGGACGACCCTGGTGCCGACCCCGGCAGGTCGATATGGGATGGGGAAGTCGCAACTGCCTATGACCAGAATGCGTTTCGTGTCCGCACAGGCGATACGGTCGGGCTGAACGCTGACACCGGTTGGGCGGAAGTCCTCAACACCGATGCCAGCCTCCCACCGGACAAGGAATTCCGAATCCGGTTTGAGATCGAAGCTGCCAACTCTGCCGCAAGCCAGGCTTTCCAACTGCGTTACCAGAAGAACGGAGCAGGTGGATACGTAGCCGTTCCCAACAATGCCACCCCATTCATCGAGGGATCAGCGGACGGCCAGAAGAAAATCCAAGCAATCCCTTCGGCTCAATACGCCGATCTTGATGCCACGACCAATATCCTTGCTGGCTCAGGCGACAGCTTTGTTGCTGGCTCAGGTAACGAAGACAGTCTCAGCGGGACAGTCAGCTTTACCGCTCCTTCGCACACAGAATTGGAATGGTGTGTGCTCCTCCGCAAGCTATCCGAAGACGAGCACATCGCAGATGGAGACTTCTTCGACTTCCGGGTGTACAAGTCTGACGGCAACCCCCTAGACACTTACGCCGTTACTCCACGGCTGACGGTTGCTAATGATCCTGGTCAGATAGGCGGGACACGGGCTGAATCTCCGGCTCGAATGTTTGTCGCCACCGCCGAAGGTGATCTCTACTGTCTTGTCGAGTACACCGACATCAGCACCAAGAACCGGGCGGTGATGATGAAGTCCACTGACGGTGGCGACTCGTGGAACCCTGTGGACGAAGTAAACGCTCCCACTGATCAAGACCTTGAAGCTTGTGACATGGACTACATCGCCGCCGATGACACCATCCACATCGCGATCCAAGGTCCGTCAGGTGACGACGTTTTCTACTGGACGTTCCTGACCTCCGGGCATCCCACCACACCCGACACTTGGGGTATTTCAGAGACAGTTGACACGGCGGCGTCACCCGCCACCTCTCAGGCGGTAGCTATCGCACATCGGGACGGTGACGGCACCACAGTCCTTTTCTACAAGGACAACGACGGGGCCAATGACCGGGTCCGTTATCGGATACGCAACGGGACCTGGGGAGCCGAACAGACACTCGATCTTGAAGTGTCCACCTCTATACATGGGGTTCGGCTAGCCAAAGAGTCAGATGACACATTGCACATCTTCTATTTGGCTCGTGATCCAGGGGTTTCAGCCGAATTGTGGCATAGATGGTTGAATCCGAGCACCGACACATTGTCCAGCAGGACGCAGGTGAACCAAACCGCGGTGATGGAAAACGGGTCCGATTCACACAACGGGCCAACGACTCAGCCGAGAGTTTGGGATGATGGTGGCACGATCAGGGTGGGTATTGGATATGTCGATGTTGGTGATGATCTTTATTGGAACCAGTCACCCATTAGCACGATTGGTTTTACTAGTGAGGTTTTGATTTCTGATGCTGACGTAAAGATGTCGGGTGCTGGATCACACCAAGCGGTGGCCGATGCAATAGTTGACGATGTGAACGATGAGCCGTGGGCACTCTGGTCAGATGAAGCTGATGAAGACTTGATGTCCGATACTCGTATATCCGGTTCGTGGGGAGCAGACACCGAGCGCCGGGTCGGGATCATCGACCTTGTGCGCGCAGAAACATTCACACACTCAGCCGGGAACGGTGGTGGTCGGGTTGTCGGCATTCTCATCGAAGACAACCCAAACACGACCATCTCGGGTGGGACCGGCTACACCCGCTACATCGAGCTTGCTCTGACGGTTGCCGAGCCTGAGTTCATTCTCGAACTGGGATCAGAGGCGGACGCTGCCATCGATGCTGTTCTCCGAACCGAGCGAATCCTGACACTCGAAACTGGGGTGGAGGCTTCCTCGGGTGTTGATGTTCTTCTTGCCAGTGAGCCGGTGCTTGCCGTGGAGAACGGTCTCGAAGCTGACACGGCTTCCGATGTTGTTCTGGAAGCGATATTCGAACCTTCCCTGGTGGTCGAACAGGGGACGGAAACGGATGTAGCTCAAGATCTTGTTGTAGCCGCTGAGCCGGTGTCGGCTGTAGAGCAGGGAGCAGAAACTGACACGGCGGCAGATGCCGTATTAGTTATCGAGCCGGTATTCGCTGTAGAGCAGGGAGCAGAAACTGACACGGCGACAGATGTGCTGCTGGTAGCCGACCCGCGCTTCAGTGTCGAATCAGGGATCGAAGTGGACGTAGCTGCCGATCCTGTAATCGCAAGCGAACGATTGCTTAGTCTCGATGTGGCCTCAGCGTCGGATACGGCTCAAGAGTCAGCTTTGACAACTGAACCGGTGATTACCTTAGACCAGGGTCTAGAGCCTGACACGGCAGCCGATGTGCTGTTGGTACCGGAGCCGAGTCTTGCTGTTGAGGTGGGGTCAGAATCAGACGCGGCGACTGACCCCGCGCTCACGGTCGAGCCACTCCTCGGTCTCGAACTAGGTCAAGAGACTGATGTCGCCGGTGAGATCGTACTCGCAACAGGGGTCCTGGAACCTGAGTTCGTCGTCGATCTGGCCCAAGAGTCGGATACGGCCAATGACCTCACGTTGGCTCCAGAAGTGGTGTTTCTTGCTGAGACAAGGTCAGAGTCGGATACAGCAGCCGACTCCACCTTCACGATCGAGCCATTATTCAGTCTCGACCTTGGTGAAGAGTCAGATTCTGGTACCGAGGTCGTACTTGAAACCGATGTTTCGGAACCTGCCTTCATCGTCGACTTGGCTGAAGAGTCAGCCGCAGCCAGCGATATTTCTCTTGTTCCAGAGGCAGTCCTTCTTGTTGAGTTCGGGTCAGAAACAAACGCGGGGTTTGACCTCATCATCGCGGCTCAACCTCTACTTCAGATTGAGGTTGCTGCCGAATCTGACATCGCTGGAGAGGTCACCTTTTCAACAGCATTCGAATTCCTACTCGACGGGACAACCGAATCTGATATCGCTGTTGACTTTCTCCTGGCCGTCGAACCGGTTCTCACGCTCGACGTAGCTACCAGCGGTGAATCAGCAGATGGGGTGGTATTCAGTGTTGATGCAGTCTTCATCGTCGAACCCGCTTCAGAATCAAGTCTGGGAGTGATCTCCGTGTTGAGCGCTGAAGCCCTCATGGTGATGGAGGCGGCATTCGAGACCGATGTGGCCGCGGACCTACTACTCGCACCCGAACCATTGTTCGAACTTTTTATGAAGGTGACAAGCAAAGCCAATCGGCGCTCGGTACTCAGTGGAGAGTATGATCCGATCCAGGAAGCCACCGTTGAAGGCAGTATCTAATGACCGAGCCTAGAACCGTAGAACTTGGAGCCTTTGCCGCTGGTGAGGTACCTCCAGACCTGCAAATTGTCTTCACCGACTTTGATGGCAACGTTGTCGACCTGACGGGTTACACAGCCGAGATCCGTATTCAGGAAGAACTCGGAGCCGAACTTGGAATGGGGGATATCACGATCACCAGTCCGGCTGGCGGGGAGGCCACGTATGAGTGGGTGCGTGACGATATGCTCACTGTTGGGGAATACACGGTACAGGCTTGGGTGCTTGAAGGTGCGCTGGCAACCTCAAAGCGGTTTGCCTCCGACCTTTACCTCTACAGTGTCTACGACGGTCCAGGAACACCACCATTATGAGCACTCTCATCGTTGATCTGATCCCAATGTTCAACAGGGAGATTGATATTCCCGGTACGGGTCCGATCGTGACCAGCGCAGCAGCAAAGCTCGGATACATCGAAGACGGATTCTGGGACATCAGGCTCGCGGGGATGCTAGGCGGTTTCACGGTGGCCCTGGGCGAGGATCTCACACCACCAGGAACAACCGGGTCCAAATACTTCACCGATCAGTCGACCCTTTCGAAGGACCTGGGACAGGAATACTGGATGATGATCACCATTTTCGCCGGGTTCCGGCTGACCAGACTGAAGATCATGCAGTTGGCGGTCAACTTCACAGCCGAAGCCGGGCCAGTCTCCTATGAGCAACAGGCGTCGGCTACGGTCCTTCGTGCGTTACTTGACAGCCTGGAACGGAGGATCGCAGAGTTGAAAGAGCTTTACTCAGACCTCATCCCAGCCAATGTGTTCGTGGTGATGGACGGGTTGGCTCAAAGCGAATACGCGACGCTCAACTCTCTGCCGGAGCTACAGATCCTCTACTAGGCTGCCATCAGCCTGGATTGGTCCTCCATGCTACAAGCAAGTCTCATCCGGCGAGGCTTGCTTCATCCCGAATGTTCGAATAAGCTGAGGCTGTGGAAGCATCCCATGTTTTCGAGCGTCCGCCTCCTGGCCCAGGGATCGATGATGCTTGGGCCATAATCAAGCTCAAGAACTCGGCTTTTGGTGTTCCTACGGCGATTGTGGTCGAAGGACATGTCAAATGTGTGATCTGTTCAGGCTTCGCTGAGAACAGGCTGGTCTGTGAGGATTGCACCGAATCGGTCAAGCTGGTTAGGGCCGCAGGCAACATCGGGATACTCAAAGAACTCATCGAGTTTGCTTCCAAGCCTGGGAACATTGCCATGTTCCAAGCTCTCACCGACGAGGCGATAGGTGAGATCATGCTCAAACGGATCGAAGATGCACGCAGTCGAAGTTGAAACGTTCGTGGTCAGCCGCGACGTGGGATTTCCCGACAAGTGGCAGATCAAGCCCGTGGAAATCTCTGAAGCCTGGAAGACGGTTCTCGGAAACGACTGGGACATCACCATGTCCAGCGACCCCGTATTCGAACCGCTCTACCAGGCGCTACAAGATCGCTGGGAGCAGGCAAGTCGTGATACCGGTTTTGACATCCTCATTTGTGAAGTGCTCGTCGAATACACGTTCTCGGCCCCACCTGGCATCATGGCCCTCCGCTACGGGAGACACGTCTGGGCTGATGATGACCAGTTCTGGTATCTCATGGTGACCTCACCGCGCCGAATCAGCACGGTGGTCAGCGGAGATACGAAAGAATGGAGAGTCGTTGGAGGTTTCGTACGAACGGTTAACATGGTTTCCATTCTCGAAAGGAGCCATTTTGACCGCCGACAACGCAACCGAGAAGAAAGACGAAGAGCAGAAGAGCACTCCGTCCTCGACGCCAGCATCAGACTTGATCAAGGCCGACTCAGACAGCGTCCCTTCCGCAGCGCCTTCCAAAACAGAGAAGGCTAAGGGTCCTACCTACACGCGCAACCCCAAGGGTGGCCCACTCATCACCGAAGAGTGAGTCTTCCCAGACTTTCTGGCCGGGAGGCACGCCGCTTACGCAGACAACTCTGGCATGACCAGAAGAAGCGTTGCTACTGGTGTCGCAAGAAGGTCGTCCTGCCAGAAGACCTGCTCCGCAAGTACCTTCCCCTGGACTCTCTCTATCAAGAGAGACTGGCAGACCAGTTGGGGCAACTACACGCCCAACTGATGGCCAAAGTGCCAGAGTTCAGACAACGCTGGCTCAACGATCTCGGGACTCTCGACCATTTGATCGAGCATGCGCGGGGGGGAAGCAACGAACTGACCAACCTCGTGCTGGCCTGCGCTCCCTGCAACGAGAGTCGTGGTCGAAGATTCAAGTTCTTGCTACTTGAATCTGTCGATAGCTTGTGGTTAGAGTCGCCGGGTGCCGCCAGTGAGATCCCCATGATCGTCCCTCCGGTTCAGTTTCTGAACTAATGCCCCCCCGATGCGTGGCCGCTAAGACTCCTGGTGTGGATAGCCGGGAGAAGGAGAACGCCACCGGGTGCATGACGTAAGAGCCGGAGATTACAAATTCTTGTGATATTTGTAACTGGGAATCCCCCGCACCATTGATCGGCTAGTGGGAAGACCTCCGGTCACCAGAGCAGGCTACTGGTGCAGGATGTTCGCACGAACGTTTATCGGACACCCCCTATTATAAGCGCGCGAGCTTGGTGGTAAACTGAATCGGTATGTCTGGTCAGGTGTGGTGTCGGTACTGCGGGAACTACGGTCTTACCGATCGGATGGTCTGTTCGAACAAGAAGTGCCTGGCGGCGGACCTGACTGACAACCTCATGCAGTTGCACATCGAAGTTGGCGCAGAGGTGTCAGGGGCGAGTCATACCCGGACTTCCGTGCATGGATATGGTTGGGCCTTGGACGCGGGCACGATCCATCTGTCTCATTCTCATCAGGCATTCACAGCCGTAAGTGCACCGTGAACATTCAACGCATCACCATGACTGGTCCCGATTTCAGAGTCTCCTTCAGTCCAGCAGATGCGAGCGAAGCGAGGGGGGAGGGGGTCGAGGGGGAACCGCAGGCGTCCTTGACGCCGGAGGGTTCACCCCGTTTCTGGTGCCGATTCTGCGGAAGATTGCTATCCGAAGCTCTTGGCGAGATGGCCTGTATCACATGCTCATTTACCCACATGCAGCAACAGTTGGAGATCCTGGATATGAAACTGACTGCGGCTGGGGTCAACCTTGCCGTGGCGATAGGTGGTGTTTTTCGGCTCGAAGCAGCGCCTGGTTGAAGACGATCGCCTTGTCCAGCCATTCGATACTCGGGTCCGATTCACGCACGGTTCGGAGTAGGGGTCCGGCGATAGGCGGATTCAACTTTCGGTATAGGTCGGCCAGGATCGAGTAGTAGTCCTCGCGGGTGAGTTGGGACATTCTCTGCGGCGCGGTTGCCATTTGTTCGTACGCCCATTCCAGGACATCAGCAGGCAGGATGTCTTGAACATTTGTACGAAAGAGGTTAGTGTTGGTGGGCATGAGTGGGAAGGTGTCTGAAACCAGGTTACGTGTTCTTGAGTTCCTCGTCGGGTATATGGAGAGCCATCGCTCCGCTCCGACCAGAGAAGAGATGGCTGTTGCGGTTGGTCTTGGTCCACGTTCTAGCATCCAATACCACATCGACTCGCTTGTTGAGGATGGCTATGTGGAACGGACAATCTACAGACATCGGATGATTCGCCCTACCGAATCGGGTATCAACGCGATCAAACGACTGAGGATCATTGATGCGAGTGACAGCTAGACGGGGCAGGACCAACACATATGACCCATTCCTCGCGAACACCCAATCATTTCAGGCAGCGGCAGTCACTGAGATCATGTTGAAAACATTCGAAGCAGAACTCGATTCTTTGGATGAACTGATTAGGAGTGACCGGAAGGCTGCTTCTACTGAAGCGCTGCTGCGCCGGTATATGACCGCCGAAGAAATCTACAGGAGCGTCGAAGAGGATTTCCGCCGCATTCAACTGAAAATGCTGATGCTTTCAGACCGGCTGTCCAACGGACGAAAGGGGGTTGGCGATGGTAAGTGAGTACGTGCGGGTTCATCGTTCTGATCTGGAGAAGATCAAACATGCCCTCGACAAAGGCCACCTGTATCTGAAACGACTCAACGAAATGAACGCGGCGCTTCATCTGGCAGATCCGTCCTACTCACCGCTGACCACGACAATCGACAATGCCCGTGCCCGAGTGGACCAACTGCTCGATGGGGTCAACGTTGAAAAGGACTAAACGGCGCATCCTCGTATCGATTGTTGTGCTTCCCGATGAGGAAGTTTTGGCAGGAGAGGCAGTTGAGGATGCATACCGTTACGCCGACGAGGTACATGTCATACAGGCAGGCCGGTCGACCCCATCCCGCGCCTTCGCGGCGATGTCGAGTTTCGTACATGCCATTCCCGTCTCTATGACTTCGCCGCGGGATCGCTCTCTCGCCTACAGGTCGGTATGGCCCACACGTGAATATCCCGCAGATGTGGTCATCATGTTCTTAGAAGTCGGGTACAGGGTCAGCGACGCCGACGCAGTACGAACCTCCATCGAATTCAACCCTGGCAAGGTGATCACCGCCATGAGGTATTTCCAATGGGACCTCGACTTCTATCGGGTAGATGGTCGTTACCGGCCAGCCCGCCTCCCGGTAGCAGCTAGCGCCAAACAGGGTGTCCATTGGGTCAGCCCCGTCCAGACCGTTCCCGACTGGATGTGGTCATCCCGTGACGCCTGGGTGGAAGCGAGCTTTGACATTGTGGATGTGACCTTTATGGATGCTGGCCACAGGTGGGATGACGGCCAACCCAAACTGGAGGCCATGCCGGGAAGGGTGTACGGGTGAGCACAATCAACGTCGTTGGAGCATCAGGGGCCGTATTCGAAGTGATCGACGAGGCTGAACGCCAATACTGGAACAAGGCCCGAACCAAATACTTGGAGCAGTTCAGGTTCGACAACATCTCCGACCTCCAGGACATCGACAAGGTTCTCGTCGGGGAGACCCTCGCATTCCGGTGGGGAAGCTGGCTAGTCCGAGAGGCCGACTACGACGGGCGCTCTATCGAGGAGATGGCAGACAAGGTCAAGAAACAGAAGAACGAACTGGACCGCGAGACCCGCATCCTCAAAGAGAACATGGGTCTCAATCGCGCTCACCGCCAAGACTCAGAACAGCAATCGACGGCCGACTATCTCCAAAACCTTCTACGGAGAGGCAAGGAGTTCGGGGTTCATCGCGACAGCCAGATCACAAAAGCCATCGACCTTCTCCACGAGTTGTTCACCCAGGTCGGGTTGTGGGAGAGAAGCGACGAGGAGGAGCAGGCTCACCTGAAAGTCAGCGCTGAAGAAATCCTTCGTTGGTGCGTCGAGGTGGCCAAACCCGAGTTCGAAGAGATCGATGCGGCCTTCAGAAAGAATCAAAAACTGTGGATAAAGGAGGTCTCATGATCGAAGTCTCCCCGCCAGTGTTCATCATGCTGATGGGCGGGTTGGGTTTCGTCTGCGGATACGTCTTGGCGTTGCTTATACACCGATAGTGCCGCTGACTCGTTCGTACGAAGCTATCTTCGTACCGAATGGCTGTAGCAAGTGTTGCCCTCACTGAGGAAGAGTGCTATCTCCTCGCTCTCATCCAGGACCATTCTGGGATCGACTTGGCCGAGTTCCTCTGGGAGGACCCGACCGCTGAAAACGAGGAGAACCTTTTCCGCGCGTGGGAATATCAAGTGCCGTGGTGGCGCAAAGCTTCACGTCTTTTCATCGACGCCTGTGCCAGGGCGGTTGGGAAAACACATTCGATCATCCTCCGAGCTTGGGCTTTCGCCATCCAGTTCCCCGGCTTCGAGATGGTGCTTACCGCACCCGAACTAATCCACCTCAACCCGCTCACCTCCAGAGTCGAAGACAAGATCAAAGAAATCAGACTGACCAGAGAACTCCTACCTGGAGGGGTGGGACGGGGGTTCACCCACCGGCCGTTCCAGGTCAACTTTGTCAACGGGACGAAACTGCTTGGACGTATCCCCCAGAAGGACGGCAAAGGGGTCAAAGGTCTCCACCCTCTGCGGTTGGAGATGGATGAAGCTCAAGACTATCCCGAACCCGGTTGGACAGAACTCATCGAGACCCTCCGTTATGGCCAGGAGCAAGCCCAATGGCGGGCACATGGCGTGTCCAAAGGGATTGGAGGCCAATTCCAGAAGGTGTCCTCGCCGGGATCAGGGTGGGAGGTTGAGAGGATCACGGCTGTCCACCGCACAGACTGGTCGGATGCGGAACGAGATGACAAGATCAAGCTCTATGGCGGGCGTGACTCACCCGACTATCTACGCAACATCCTTGGCCTGCATGGTGACGCCACCAATCCACTGTTCGTCCTCCACCGGCTGATGGCCTGCGTCGACGACAACGAAGGCTCCACCTATAACCAGGACCTCTACTACAAGAGACGCATCAACGACGAGATGATCGCCGGACGCGACATTCTCGACCTGATCGACCCGCCACGCATTCACACCCAGGACTGGAAGATCTTCTGGATGGGGATGGACGTGGGACTCACCAACCACCCCTCCGAGATTCTTATCTTCGGGGAGGAGAACCTCAAGCTCAAAAACTTGGAGACCCGAGTTGCCCTCCGACTTCTGACCAGGGTCAACTTGCGTCGTATCCGTGCCTCCGACCAGAGACGAGTTGTCGTCCACCTGATGCACTTCTACAAGCCACGCAAATTCGCTATCGACCGGACGGGTCTTGGGCACCCCGTCTACCAAGATCTCCAAGACGAGAACCCTGATCTCATGTCGCTCATCGACGGGTATGCCTTCAATGAGAAGCTCGTCGTCGGACATGAGGACTACGACGAGGGCGAGAGGCCAGAGGATCATGAGATCAAACGAGTCGCCCAAGAACACGCATACGACCTACTTCGAACATATGTGGATGGACGGCGGCTCATTCTGCCGTTCGATACCGAACTGTTGGGAGAATGGAATGGCCAGACCTGGATACGCGAGACGGTCACCACGCGGGATGCGTACGGTAAAAGACGGTTTGCTCAGGGCGCATTCCACACTCTCGATGCGGGGGGTATGGCTGTTCTCGCCAAGGAGATGACTGCCTTCCGTAAGGTCCAGGAAATGACAGAAGAGTCCGAACCAATAGGCGTTGTCTTCGCTTAGGTGGGGCTAGCATCGTTCGCATGAAGGTTAGGGTTGGATCGGACGGTCCCCATATCGCTCCATCTGAACGGGTCACACCGGCAGTGCTCGGATTGCCCGATGTTCCAGACCTGGAAGATGAACTGGACGCCATGATCTCGGACATGCAGGGTCTCACGCTCGAACTACCCGACGAAGTGATCCAAACCTGTGCAGCGCTGATGGCCCGATGCACAGAACTACATGTCCGCATGGTCCGTGTCGAAGGGGGAAGCCGCCACATGCGATGGGTGCGGACCCAGCAACTGACCAAAGTCATGGAACTCATCGAATTCACCTACAGGGCGGCAAGCCGTCTAGTTGAAATCCGCCGACAAGACGCCGAGTTGAGTCGATGAGTGACGAACACGCATTCGAAGCGACCAGCCAAGGCGGTGTGATAGTCGCATCCGAGGTAGACCCCGACATTGTCGAAACGTCCATCGACTCCGGGCTGCTCAACCTCTACGAAGGGGCTGCATGGGTTGAGCCAGTGAAACGTGCTCTTGCCTCCTGGGCCGAGGACACACGTAGGGGCGGGCGACGTGATCGCAGCATTTTCGCCAGAGACAAGTTTGTCACACCCGGCAAGATCTTTGAGCAGATGGCCATGGCCGAAGACGCCATGGACGACGACGTGGTAGGTGGTGTTTATGACACCTCCGAAGCTATGGCCTTCAAGAAAATGTCCATGCAATGCCAGGACCCAGACCAACGTGACGTGTGGAACCAGATTGCCAAAGACTTGAACCTTGATGCTTTCCTCCGCATGGCGTGGCGGGAACTCTTCAAGTCATCCCAATACTACGGAGTGATGTGGTGGGGGCGTAAGACATACCGGGTTCGTGGAAGCGGGGAGCAGCGGAAACGACGCAAAGCCTTTGACCTTGTCGTCCCGATGGCTCTCGGTGTGCTCGATCCGACACGTATCGTGCCGGTTGGGGCGACCCTGTTCGGGGATCGACAGTTGGCGTGGATAGCAGACGAAGGAGAACAGGCCCTTTTCAGGAAGGTGAAAGAGGATCGTGTCCTAGATGATCAGCTTGTCAAACAGATCTTCCTCGGACCATACAAGCCTTCAGCATCTGAAGCTCAAAAGCTGCAAAGCGAAGACATCCCTGTTGACCGTCTCTGGCTGCTCAACCCAGTCAACGTCTGGGCGGGCACCCTCACCAAAGCAACGTATGAACGTTGGGCGCGAGTACGGATGAAGGCGATATTTTCGTTGCTCGACATGAAACATCAGCTAAGAGAGATGGATCGGGCATTCCTTCTTGGGGGAATCAACTTCATCGTTCTTGTCAAGAAAGGCACCGACGCGCTCCCAGTGAAGAAGGCATCGGAGGTGACGCTCGTAGCAGAACAGATGCGCTCACAATCCAAATCGTCGGTCATTGTCTCAGACCATCGGCTCGAAATTGAAATCATCACCCCAGACCTTGAGCACATCATGGACGGAGAGAAATGGTCTGTGCTCGACGACCGGATCAGACTCCGACTGTGGGGAAGCATCGCGCCACCATCAGACACCGGCAACAAGGAGAATCAGATAACCCTGGCCAAGGTGGTATCCCTTGGGATCGAGAACCGCCGTCATATGCTCAAGCGGGACATGGAGGCAGCCGTCATAGATGCCACCCGCGACCGTAACGAGGCGGACCTCGATGAGCCAGCGTCACTCGAATACGCACCACGGCGCGTGGACCTCCTTTTCGACTCGCAGGTGGCCACTGTCTTTCAGGAGATCCGAGATCGTGGTGACCTGTCACGCGAAACGATTCTCGAAGAGTTCGGTTTCGACCTCGCCCTGGAGCGTCAGCGCCGGGAGGCAGAGAAGGACACTCCCGAGGGAGCAGAGGACGACGAGATCTTCGCTCCGGTCAATGTCCCATTCAACTCACCCGACAATCAGACCACTCCCGGTGGTGCGGGCCGACGAGGCGGTAGGCCGCCTGAGAACCCCGGTCCATCGACAGAGACCGGGTAACCTTCGTACGAAGGAGTAACAGTGTCAGAAGCGTTTGTCTTCGAACGAAACAACAAGGTCTACCTCAACGCCGTGGCGCGGATCATCTCAGACCCCGAAGACCTCCCGCGTGAGCTTGCCTTTGCTTTGAAGGGGAAACGCCTCAACCCGGCTTTCGTCTGGGTGTCAGGTCGTTACGTGCAAGGCGAGCAGATGAACACTAACGGCCAGTTTTGGACGACCGATGATCTCAAAGCTGGAGAGTATTCGATCCAATACACACCTCTCAACGTTCTTCACGAATGGCAATATCCAATCGGCACCTTTGTCGAAACCAAGCTCGTCCACCGGGAAGCCGCAGCCGAGGGAGAACTGCTGCCAGAGATCCAGGCTCTGTCTCTCATCTGGGCATCCAACTTCCCCCAGGTGGCAGATGCCGCCCGCGACGCTCACGACAAAGGGAAGCTCTGGTATTCGATGGAATGCACTGGTGAGGCGAAGCAGTGCCTGACCTGTAACAACACCTACGAATGGGCAGCCGCACGTTTCTGCGCCCATCTCGAAGGATCGAAGACAGCCCCACGACGATTTATCAATCCGGTGTTCCACGGTGGCGCTCTCATCTTCCCGCCAGTCGAGCCGGGTTGGGCCGACGCAGACATCGAAGAGGTGGCTAAAGCAGCACGCGAATACGCTGACCGTTCTCCGGTGGCATACAGCCAACTACCTGGAGGGTTGTCGGACAATGAGCGGATAGCACTCGAACATCTCTACAAGCTGAGAAGCACTCAGTTGTAATTCGATGTGTTACTCTTCTCTCGTACGAAGGATGGCAGCACATGAGGCCAGGCCAAGCAGAACATGACAAGCTGAAGGCCGAACTGCCCGAAAGTGCGGAATGTCTGGCCGACTGCCCTTACTGCGCTGACAACCGGGAGAAAGCCTCGAAGGAGGAAAAGGTGAGTACCGAGAAGGTTTATGACCAAGAGTCTGTGGACGCTCTCCTTGAGTCCGCCCGTTCGAAGGCTGCCCAGGAGGCGCGCAGCGAAGCCGAGACCGAACTGGCTCAGGCCAAGGCTGCATTGACGGCGAAGGAAGAGGAACTCACCGAGGCTCAAACCAAGGTCACAACCCTCGAAACTCAGATCCAAGAGCGTGACGAAAAGGAACGCCTATCCACATTGGCTGACGAGCGAGCCGTGAAGGTGACCGAGGTCACCGAGTTTTCTGACGAGCAGATCGCAGAACGGAAAGAAGGTTGGGCGAAGATGTCCGAAGAGGACTTCGACACCCTTCTCGCTGATTTCAAGGCAGTCACCGAAAGCGCGGCAAGCGCCAACGATGACGGCAAGGGAACCAAGAAGCCTCCAAAGCCGCCGACTTCCAGCATTGACGGAACTCGGGAGACCGCAGGCAGCGCAGGCACCGAGACGGAGTCCATGAGGAAGTTCCTCGCGGGCTTGAGCGCCTGAAAGGGGGTATAGGCAATGGGTTCTAGCACAACAACTCGTAACTTCGGGATGCGGCGTTTCACGAACATCGTTCGTGAAGGGCGGTTCCGTGCCCCGGCAGCCGCTGACCTGGTACTCGGTACGGGAGTCGAACTCGACCCGAACAGCACAACCGATCCGCAGGAGATCCGTCAGATCGACGGCGCAGGCCCCAACGATCTGGGAGGAGCCGGGATTCTGGGTCTTGTCGGTTTGCTCTGGTATGAGCACGATTCGCAGACCTACGTCGGAGCACCGGCAGGTTCTCTCGTACAGGATTTCAACACGGCCCCACGAGGCCGCATGGTCCAGATAATCCGAGGCCCCGGAGTCAAAGTGTGGTTCCGCAACACTGAAGCCGACACCCCCGAAGCGGGATTGAACTTCCCCGCCACCCGTGTGGAACAGGTCATGGTGGCCGCTCTCGGCTTTGACGGGGCAGGCGACCTGGCTCCAGACAACCTGCTCGCCTGGGATGCCGTGGCCGGGAACTGGGCGGAAACAGCAGTTTTGGCCGAGGCGTTCATGCGTGTCACTTATGCAGACAACGCCCTTAACACCTGCGACGCAGAGCTTCTGCTCTAGGAAGGAGACCTGAAATGAGCGTCAAGAGTTTGCTCGACAACAAGGGTCGCACTCCCGAAGAGCGGGAGGCAGCCCGCAAACTCCGTGAGGAGATCAACGAACTCGCCCGCGAGAACTGGCATGACCCCGAATGGCGTCGGGAGATGGCAGCCCTGCTCACCGAGTCGATTCTGGAGGGCTTCGAACTCCAGACATTCTTCGATGAGATCGTGGATGTGGAGCGTGTTGGGTTCGACGACAGGGTGTACCTCGAAGAGATGACAGGTCTCAAGGTCTTCTACATCGCCAAAGGTGGGAACATCGAGGCGAGCGCACTGGTCAGTGAGACCATCACCTTGCCTCGTGACACGCTGGGATTCCACGTGTACGAGTTCGAGGACAAGCTCCGCAGTGGGTTCGCTGAGACGGTCAGCCGTCTACGCAACCTTGCGATCCGGCGTCTCGACTGGGGCACCACCAACGCGATCAAGAGCCTGGCCCAGGCTTCGATCACGACCGGCTC